TTTGAAGCAATACTACAAGATAAAGACATTTGTAGATGCTAAATTTTTATTATGGGCTATATTATTCTTTTCGCACCACTGGGTACATTTTTGAATATTATTCTTTTTCAACGTTTCCTGTTTGTCATTTTTATTTTTACATGAAATTAAATTCAATGTAGCAGTAATATTTTCGATTTGTTGTTGCCCAAAAATAGCATTATATTCTTCGATTTTGTTCAAATAAAAATAATCTATATTTTCTTGTAATATTCCACTAATAAATTCAGACGTTTTTAATGTATCATAGTTTCGGATAATGTTGTTGATTAATTTTTCAGGATATTTCTTAAATCCTTTACATACGATATATTTTTCAGAATTTGCTAATCTACTTGTATTTGGTTTTACTATATATACTTGCTTATATAATGACGATAACAAGTACATTAAATCACATGTCGTTTTTGTAAAAATATCAAAAATCTTTAATATAAAATGACCTCCCACCTTTTGCATGGAGATTGCAAAACTGACTTGTGCTAATAATAAGTTAGTAGCCAATATTTCTTGCTGATTAAAATCAATGGAAAAATCAAACCCACCATCCGCAGTAATAATATCCATTGAATTTTTGTATTTATTGTTACAATATTTCAAATTATCCACTTCCATTAAATCACCTGTACCGGTTACACCGCGTTCTATTTTTACATTTTTATGTGTTTCTAAAAAATGATTTGATTTTTTCCACCCAGGAACATTCGGATCTTCGTCCATTAATGTCATACCATAATATTTATCGTCTTTATTCTTCCTTAAATATTGTGTCGCTTCAATAAAACCACCAGGTCCTTCTGCTAAATGAAATGTATTCATTGGTATATCGGCACAGTCACTAAACAAATGAAACATATTCACCATTTCTACCATTTTATAAAATGAACGCGATAACGGTTTCATTTTACTAACAGACATTTTTGTGGTTGGAATGATAGTATGAATAAATTCATATGGATTTGTATAACGTTTCATGTAATCCCAACTATCGTAATTATTGTCGATTTGTTTTTTGACCTTGTTTAAGTAACTATTTAACGTCATACTAACATGTAGCTTGTCTTTTTCATTTGATTGTATATCAATATTATCTATATTATTATGAATTTCTGGTAATAAAAAATAACTCATTTATGATATTAAGATACTGTAAATATATTTAGGTTGTTTTTATAAATATTCATCAATAGCTATATTTATCAATAGCTATATTCACTAACTCATTGTGAGTGTATTTATTTATTGTTCTTTTTTGTAGTATTAGTATTAGTAGTACTTTTCTTACTAGATGATTTGGGTTTAGGTGTATCTTTATTATTTTCTACACTTTCCAAACTATCTTTGCTTGATTGTACCAATACAATGCGTTTTTTTAATTTTTTTGGAACCTTGGTTACTTTGGCTTGTTGCTTTTCTATTTCCGCAACGCCTTTATCTAGATCCTCTTCTTCTTCCGCATTCAATTGTTCTTGAAATTTAGAACTACCAATCATTGTATTATAAACGGCACGTGTATCTACATTTCTAATTTTCTTATATATAAAGTAATTGTTATAGAATGATATCTGTTTTTCTTTAGAGGTCATTTTCAAAGCATCACCATAATCATTTCTCTTTTTTGGAAATTTATTGATTTCTTGTTCCATCAGACCATATAACTGTTGGAAAGAACCTACACTATTTGGAATGCCTATTTCACTACATTCATCTTTTGTTAGCAATACAAAACCATAATTTTCCATCATCCTATTTAGATATTCAAAATTAACCAAATATTCGCGGAATGTTTTATTGATTGTTTCTTGAAACACATCAATAGCGTATCCTAATGATGTTTCATCATTTTCAAACGTGTCATTTTCATACCCTTTTGTAACTTGCCATATTTTTTTACCGTCTTCCAAAATAGACGCACTATCACCTGATATTTTACCGCGTAATAGGTCAAATATAGCACTACCGTCATAACAATCACCAATAAAGTAACCATTTACTTTTGTACATTCGCTGACATTTCTTAAGAAGCTATTGAATGTTTTTTTGTTTTCAAAGAAGTAATGAATGGCAAACTGACAAGAGCTGATATTAAATCCATCAGACGCTTTTCCATATTGTTTATAGACACCAAGTCCCAATTTATCCTTTTCTTTTGGACCTTCGCCAAATACTGCTGTTGTAATTTGCTTTGATTTATCGCTATATAGCGCATCGCCTTCTTTTATATTCAATGATGAATTTCCATGAACAAACAGCGCATTGGGCATAACCTTGAATGTTTTGCGGTAATTTAAATATCTAGCACACGCTCCATCAATGCGATTTTCAATGTTATCTTTTGAAATATCGATTCCAAATATAAAGGACAACTTTGCTGATATCCATTTGGGAAAATCGCCTCCTTTACCAACCGCGTAATCAATCAATGTATTTCCTTTACGCGCCACACTTGTTACTAGCATTTTTTTTATATATAAATTATGAAAATCACGAAGCCCTCTTGTTTTGGATGTTCCAGATACACGATTATAATATACATCATCGTCGCCCAATTCATCTGGAATATTTTCTCCAGTACGTATCATTTCTTCTGTAATCGGATTGTGAATGGAATGCCAATTATTATTAGCTACATGATATGCGTTTCCATACTGAGGAAATCCTTTTTTATACTCTTCGGTCTTATCATACCGAACTCGCAGAGGAACCCATCTCCATTTATTTTCACGTGTAAAATCATATCTAAATTCAACAATCACCCCATCTCCAAATACTTCATTTTCTTCTGTAATTAACTGTTTGTTACCACTATCATCCGTCTGTAACATTATATTACATATGTTTGCATCAGGATCAGATGGATTTGTTGGATAAAACGGCATAGGTTTATAACTATCTTCTCCCCTCTCACCAAATCGGTCATTCTCAAAGTTAGGTAATTTATCATTAATTACATCACCACATGGATTTGTATATCCATGTTTCTTCTCATCAAAACCGACACGCATAATTAATGTCTTATATTGTGATAATTGTTCATACGCAGATGTATTGTTTCCTTCTTGGAAAATATTTCCGACAAAATCTTCGCTTCCATTCGCATCTTTCTTTGTAGTAATCAAGAAATCAATCGTATTGAACTCTGGTGGTTTCCATTTGAATGAGTGAGCCCAACTAGGCTTTGTACGCGAACCAGCTTCACCGGCTCTATCAGAAGCAACACCAAAATAAGCTGGTGTAAAGATCAGCCCATCTACTTCATATTCGTATAATCCTTGTTTTTGTTGATCAATAATAGTATTACAACATTGAAATATACTCAAATTCTTAGTTTCTGCCTTGAAATTTTTATGTTCGATGCGAATAGGTGACGGTTTATCTGAAACCGACGACGTTGCTGCCAAATTTTTCACAATATTTGTTAAAACAGGCAATCGAAATTTTGTTAGAATCGGTTCTTTCCCTCCTTCGTCGGTTGGTGGAGGGATGAAAGAATTCGCGCGAACATCTTTCTTATTCACAATATAAATATCAAAGGCAGCATACAGATTAATAAATTCACCACGCTTGTTATGTAAAATATGCTCACCATCCAATATTGTTTCGAATAAATCCACATTCTTGGTAACCGCGCCAGTAAATTGAACATTCATATTGGTATCAATCAAGTAAATTTTGCCACTTTTGTTAATATAAAGTAACTTTCTCATACCATCGGCTTTTTCAGTGACTGTATAATCATTGCGAATATTTGGTATAATAGCATCGTTATTGATTGGTGCTATATTGGACATTTGTAGAGTAGATGAAGATGGACCTAGAAACATTTTTGGCCTCATTCGCATTTTTTCGTGATAATCCTTTCCATGGACTAGTTTTAAATACTGATCCCCGATATTTCTTATTTCCTTATAGGGAACAGGATAATTTGTATTTTGTAGTCCTGACAGAACATATATAATCGATTTTCTCAACGCCTTGGACAATGTTCTGCTATCTGAATAATTAGTTCCAGCACCTACTTTATTATTCAAAATTTCCAATTCAATTTCGTATTTTTCCACATTATCAAATACTTTGGCTGATTGAATGGTATAATATTCCGGTCTAGCTACATATCGTTTTCTTCCTCGAAATTCCTTTTCCTCGGATTCACCCTCCTTTACAATACTTAAATCAAACCGAATCGGTAAATCTCTATGAACAAATGAGGTACGATTTAAATAGCGAAACGTCTTTCTATTGTCAGACCACGAAGAAATAATGCTTTCAGCAAACGCTCCATGAGGAGTCACATTTTTCTCAGTTTGAAAAGAGGCACGCAAGTTAAAATCATCTATATCGACTGGATATACCGGATTACCTCCCACATTGGCATATTGTTTTTGTGTAAAAGTGGGGAATGTTTTGTCAAGCGAATTCGTTTCACAATATTGTTGGATTTGATGAATACCATTTAATTCAACACGTACATTAGACTGTTTTGTCTTACCAGTTTTCTTGTCTAAGAATTCACTTTGCATTTTCAATGTATATGTATTGACATCTAATAATTCGAATCCAGATGATTTTAGTTTTTGAATTACGTTGTCGAAATCAATTTTGGAAATAGGTCTTATACCACGTGTTCCAAAACGTATCTCAAATTCAGGAACACCATCCCCTAATCTAGAAACGTTTTCTAAATATTTATTAACGATATTATCAAATTGTTGTTGGGGATTTAAATCCGGCATTGTGTATATATACTTGAACATATTATTTTATATATGTTTTTTTCAATTTTAAATTTAATTGTTGTTCTTATTTCATTGCTGTTCTTATTTCATTGATTTATGTAATCGCGACCGACTAAAAAGGTTTTCTGTTTCTATCTAACCATTTTACATAGATATTAAATCCATTAATTCTTTTTCTGTTATATGTTTCTGAAATTCTAATATATAACAAACATCAAATATATACGATTCCTCTCCACCTCCTTCAATATCTAAATCCAATATATATTTAACGCAAAATTCTGGAGTGAGTTTTTGCGTTGCTAATAGTATTTTTTCATCAAGATGATTTTCCACAATATTCTTTTCGAGAATATCAATAGAATATTTATATCTATTCTTGAGTAAATCAGTATTTGTTACTTTCATGGTTTATTATTTTAATTCATTTAATACTTAATTATTAAACGAATTTAATTTTTAAATTACCCAGGTGTAATTTTTAATGGAATTGACTCATGTTCCGTTTCATTCGATGTAATACAACTTACAACTTATTCAATATTTTTTCATACATTTGAGGCTTTGTCATATTTGAAGACTCAATATGTAATCTTTTACATATATCTTTCAAATCATTCACTTTGTAACTGGAAACTGCTTTTAAAGGCTTGTCTAAATTTTCTAATTTCCAATAATGTTCTCTATAATATTCTATTTTTTCAATTGGTATTTTCTGCTTTAATCCAAACTTTCCATCTATTTTTTCAATAAGATAAATCGGCTTTTCACTATTTGTCATAATTTCATAATATTTCTTGTCATCAAGATAAAAAATATTTACATCATTCAAGTGACACAGTGCTTTGATAGTTTTCATTGTGATTACTTTCGCATTTGCTAATTCATCTTCAACTACATTTCTACTTACTTTGATAGGTTTAAATAGTTCCTTTTTTCCTCTAAAAACCTCGATCCATTTATACTTGACTTCCTTTTCCAGTGTAAAAAAATTAGAAATCATATCATACTCAGTTTCACCATGTAATATAAGATAAAAACACCAAAACAGTTGGTCTCGTTGTCTTGGGAAAAAAATATCAGATACATTTGCAATATTTTTTTTCGGGGCAGCTGTCTTTTCTTTTTCGATGTTCAAATCATTCATTATCATGTTAATACTAGACATATTTTTTAAGGTTAGCATATGCTTACTGAAGCCATTTATCATTTCACTAGATCTCTGCATTTAATGTAATAGACGCATTCTCTTTATTATCTTTAAAAAATGTATTAGACAGAATACTCTTCTGTTGTTCAATCTCACCTAGTTGCGTCTCTTGTTTATCAACATATTCCAAGTATTTTTCTAATTCAACAATTACCTTGTTGCTTAAACTAGTCATGTTAATAAAAATACCGTTTTTATTTTCATTCAATGTTGTATTATCGGAGATTTTCAATAGCTTGAGTATCTCTACTTGGTGAAATTTGTTTAAATTTTCAATACGTTCTTTTATGATATTCAATTCACTCATTATATGATAAAATAATAAGAAATGTTTTTAAATGTTTTCTGAAATAACTAATTTAGGTTTCTTCTTCATTTTGTCTATTTTTATTTTATCTGTCTTTGGCTCCACTATTTCACCAATTACGCTGACTTGTTGATCATTTAGTTCATATCTCTGGCCAATAACACGAATGGTAATTTCGTCATTCTCATTCACTGTATTAAAATATTTATTGTTGTAATGATGATCTCTACTAACATAGACGACAACAGGTGACTTTTCTTCATCGTTACCTGATGCGTTACCTGATGCGTTACCTGATCCAATTACAGCACGAATTCCGGCTTGGGTCTTGTTTTTTACATTACATTTAATAAGCATTCCTTCAACTGGACAACATACTAAACATTCAAATACGATATCAAATTCCACTTTATTCTCAAATAAAACTCCACTAGAATAGGTTAATACTTTGACAGAATTTGATTTTACATATCCTTCTACTGTACATTTACCTTCTATGTCTCTCTTGACTGACTTTTCAAGTACCTCCTTAATGTTCTTGCCTATCTTATTAAATGATACTTGAATCTTACGCGTTAGAAGTGTGTTCATATAGACACTGACCTCTCTCTTTTTGCGAAAATCTTTTTTGACAATGGATGTCTGCATTACTACTATATTAATAGAGATTAATCTTTAATTATATTATTCAATTTTTAATTTAATTCGTCAAGAGAATGAATTAAATCGCACAATATAAATTTTATTGGAATGATAGCTTTTCAATAGTATTAACTATTGACTCGCTCGGTGTCAAAAACCATCTTTTGCCGTTTTTAGATATTTTATCAAAATAACGCAAATACATTTCTTGTAAAACGCAAAATTCCAGTTTATTTCTACCTTTTGTATTGTCTGATGAATATGTGGATTCTCCAATAATCTCATTTAATAATTTTATAGTTTCAGATTTACCAGCTTGGTCACATCTGGCGCCTTTGCTTCGCTTATCTTCCATATTCTTCACCTTGAATATATTATATTCTTTCTTAAACACAGTTATAAATCCGACATGTACGCTGTAATTTGATAATGGTATTATTATTTTTTTCAATTCAGGTGCTAAATCTGTATAATCTTCCTGCTCTCCAGTTTTCCATTCATCCTTACCCTTTACAAATAAAAATGGTTTATTGTCTTTCGGTACGATAATACCTACAATACCTTTATTCTTCAACAATAGAAAATCATAATATTTCTTAATTTCTATTTCAATATCACTTAATTGAGTATTTTTAAAATATACAAGATTTATTATCTGTTTGGTTTCATCAAACATTAAATTGTCTAATATATGTGAAATAATAAACTCGTTATATTCTGCGTTACTCAGACCCATCATTGTAGTGAAAAATCCTTTGGTGTTTAACGAACCCGCAAAATGATACCAGTTATCTTCTCCTCGAATAATATTTTTAATATTACTCGTAGATATTGTGTATTTATCCTTAATCTCATTAATTAATGTAGAACCATTATCATTATTATTATTATTACTACGGGCCTCAATATTATTTTCTTTCAAGTTATCTTTACGAACAGGAAGTACAGATTCTTCCTTCATGTTAATCGGAACTACAATATCTCTATGTTTATAATCAATTGGTACTCTTCTATCAAATACGCTAATATTTTTATTGTTTAATTCGACCGGTTGAAATAAATAATACTCCTCGATATTGACCAAATGACCCAATCTATCGTATTTGTCAATTAAATACTCATTTTGATCATCAATTAATGATGTTAATGCAGCATTTATCTGAATAATCGGATAATTTTTAACCACATTTATCTCGGTTATTAATTTATCTTTGGTATAAAAAAATCTTTCTTTGAACAAATCGCGTATTCTTTGAATAATCTTGTCTGTATTGACAATAATAAAACTTTCATCATAAGTATCTACTTTAATATCGGTATCTACCAGTTTCTTGAATGGTTTGCATTTAAAATTACAAGTATCCATATAATCGCATGATACAGTATTTGCCTTGTCTCCTATAGGGAAGTCGATTACCTGTTTATTAGACAATTGTTGTTTGACAATTGTATTCATATTTTCTTCCGTAAAATTGGTTTGGTCAATATTTAATATACAATCGACAGAAGATTCTTTTAATATTCTACTCACGCGACCAATCTGGACTGCTTTCAATTCAGCCAATCGATAAATATATAAATCAGCTGCTTCTTCTTCTGTATCGGTCATAATCGTTCCATATAAAAATATTTCTACATTTCTCTCTTTAAATGAAAGTTGTTTATGACTACATGTTCTTACAGCACGACCTATAATTTGCTCAATCAGACTTAAATTGTACCATGGTTCTAATATATGAACTTGTCTTAAATTTTTAAAATCGATACCTTCTGAACCAGTCATCGATATAATGACTACTTTTATTTTCTCTCCATTTTTATTGTCTTCGTCTGTTAAATTTTTCAAATCAAATACTTTGTCAGGAGACAATGCTTTTTCTCCAGTAATCATTGTATAGGTGGCTGGTGTAAAATCGGACGAATTCTCCATTTCATCTTTTGTTAAAAATGTTTTTGCGTCAATTGGTTTATGTGAGGGTGTTTTGAATAAATTGGACGCTTTTGTTCCAAATCGAGTAAAACCTAGTGATTCTAGAGCTAGAGCCATTGGTACAGCGCCACCATCAATAAACTGGCTGTAAATGAGAACAATTCCATCTGAATTGAGAATATTATCGGTAATGCTCTTTATTTTCGAACTATATTGACCGATTTTATCAGGAGCAAAAAAATCGCCGAAATCCTTGTTTTTGTACTCAAAATTCTTTCTAGTAGGGGGATTCGATGTCTCGGTATATTTCATCGTTCTTTTCAGACCTTCGCTTCCTAATAATAATTTAGTATCAATTATTGGTTTTTCAACATTCAACATTTTATTTGGATACACAATGTTAAGTGCTTGGAGTGGTTTTTGTAACACTGTATAACCAAACGAGTCCATATTTTCAAAACTGGGCAATCCTGCTTTTGTTTTACCTGCTTTTTCTTTTATAGTAGAGAGAATATAGTTGTATCCTTTTTCCTGAAAAGTACCACACACATTTACATAAACATCTAAATGTTCCAATGGCTGTACAATAGCCTTTCCGTTTAATTGTTTGGTAGGATAGGTCAAAGTTTTAAATGTATTTTCAATAGAAAATAAAGATGGAAAAATACGATATGGAAACGTATATGGATTTTCACCACGTACAAAGGAAACGTAACCAGTAGCTTTTCGCCTCAATAATTCTTCCCCAGCATTTGTTCCATCTGGTTTTATTAACAAATTTCCAGTTTTATCAAAAACGTCGTTTATTTCAATTGTGGAACGTTGGTCGTTTAAATTCATTACATTAAGCAACCAGACAACTTCTTTATAACTATTATACATGGGAGTAGCAGAGAGAAGCAATAGTCTCAAATTATCCACATATTTTACTAACTTAAATAATTCCTGCGCTACACGTTTATCTTGTTTGTCGTCACTTATACGAATATTATGAACTTCATCAATGATAACTAGACGATTGCTAAAATGTTTTTTCAGCTTGCGTATCATTGCCGATTTACGTTTTTTCGGATCATCTTCGTCTGAATCCGATTTTTTTACTATATAGTTTGCAAATTCTATGTATCCTAAAAACAAATATGAATTGTTAATAATACTATTAATTTGTTTTATCACCTTTTCCTTTGATAACCCTTTCATATTCATTGGATTAATCTCTTTCAAGTATTTATTACCGGTACATGCTCGTAAATTCCATAATCCATCTACTAATTTCAACTTTCTCTCGTCAAATAATTGTAACTTGAAATTCTCCTGTACATTCGGCGACGCAACTACGATAATTCGCTGAGCTATTCCTAATTGTTTTAAATACGTTCTCATCTCTTCAGAAACAGTAATTGCGCTACACGTTTTACCTGTACCTAAACCGTGATACAGAAGCAAGCTGTTATATGGTGTTTGAAAACTTAAAAAATTACGAACAAAGAGCTGATGTGGAACTAATTCAAAATCGGCTTCACACAGTTTTTTCGCCTGCTCTTCTATATCATAAATCGTACCATCATATTTTGTTTCATTGAATTCCCTTTTTTCTGCTATTTTTATGTTAAAATCACTATCATCTAATGATGGATATAAATTAGAAAACTGATTTTCGTGTTCGGAAATATATTTTTTATTTAACACTTCTTTATTGTTTAAAAAGGTATTGTAATCCACATTGTCTAAATCAATCTTTTCAAAATTCTCATTGAAAACCGATTCAATATTATCTTCTGTTAATTCAGGTATATCTTTTTTTATTCTTAATTTTACAGGTTTCCTCTTTTTTGATTTTTCCATGATACTTATATATTACTAATATAATCTATAACTATTAATATATTTTTGTTTTATTTAATATAACTGGTAATTTTTTAATACGTTGCTTAATTTCGTTAAGATATTCACCTTTTCTATATTATACGGACGAATATAGTCTATACATTCATCAAAATGTAACCATTTCATGTCACTAACTTCGGTTTCTTGATAGACATGTGTGGGTTTTACAATTGAATCAATATGACCTACAAAATATTTATGCTTGTATGATTTCATATTTGATCCTGTAAATATTTCTTCATATGGAATAATATTCTGTATTAAATGAACATTTTCTCTTAAAAACCCGGTCTCCTCTTCAAATTCACGTAGGGCACATCCCAAATCCTTTTCCTGGTAATTCCTTCTCCCTTTTGGAAATCCCCATTCTGTATCTTTCCATGTAGATTGACTATCTTCGAGTATTGTTTCTAAATTATATGTTGTTTTGGCATCGATTCCCACTTTTAATGCCTCATATTTATCTCTTGATATGCGCTCTTCACCTCTATATTGAATACCGATTTGCTCACCCCATAAATAAGTCCATAATTCTTCAAATGTAGCATCTTTAATTAACTCCCTCTCATAATTCGACATTTCATTGAATATATTGATTAAATACTCATAATTATGAAGCGGATATTTACCTCGCATAAACTCAACAAAACCTAAACTATGCTTACGTTTAATCATCAAAAACTGAATTTTGTTTTCAAACATCCTAAATATAATCATACCTATACTTGTAATAGGGTGTTTGCACATATGAAATGCGTGTCCGCCTTTTCCACAATTATTACATAAATTAAAGGTTTTATTATTATTCATAGTTCGCTATATGTTTATTTACTTATCTTTTTATATTGTTTCTATTTAATGACAGAAAAATTATTTGATCCGGTTGTTTGGGGACCACATTTCTGGTTTGTCTTAATGACAATGGCTGTATCCTACCCACTAAAAGCAAACGAGGTTACACAAAAGAAATATTATGATTTTATTACAAATCTACCCCTTTTTATCCCTCATCCACAAATAGGAAATAAATTTAGTAGTTTAATAGATAAATATCCGGTATCCCCTTATTTAGAAGGAAAGGATTCTTTTCTGAAATGGGTTCATTTTATTCACAACAAAATAAATGTTCAATTAGGAAAGGATGAAGTTACAATGACTGAAGCACTTGACGCGTACTATGAGTTATATAAACCAAAAGAAATTATATTACGCGAGCAGATAAAATATAGAAAAAAACTTATTTTTGGTGTAATTATCATTGGATTAATAATTGGTGGATATTATTTGTATAAAAAATAATTCTCTCGTGAATATAAAGGATGAACCAAAATAGAATGAATCATAAAACAAGGAAACATATTGTATCAAATAATAAAATGAATGCTCTAGACAAACATAAATATAGTAATAAACCTGGAAAAAAATCAATCCAAACAAAGAAAAGAGGTCGAAATAGAATGGGTGGTGAAGCTTTGGCTTCCGGTGGATTTGGATGTATTTTTAAACCCGCGTTAAAATGTAAAGGAAATGACAAGCGAACTGAAGGTGTCAGCAAAATGTCGGTGGAACAGCACGGGAAACAAGAAATGAGTGAAATAGAGAAAATTAAAGCAAAATTAAGTAAAATAAAGAATTATCAAAAGTATTATTTATTAGATGTTGAAATGTGTAGTCCTGATAAATTATCTCACGATGATATGAAGCACTTTGACAAAAAATGTTATGCTTTAACTAGATATAATATCAACGAAAAAAACGTAAATAGCAGATTAGATCGATTGACTATTTTGAATATGCCAAATGCTGGTATAGATTTAAAAGACTGGTTAGTTGAAAAAGGCGCGATAAGTAGAGCCAAAATGTTTTTACTAAACGAGTTAGTAGTAAAGCTGATAAAATCTGGCGTTCGACCAATGAATGAAGCTGGTGTTATTCATAATGATTTAAAAGATAGAAACATTATGATTGATTCAAAGATGGATGCGCGTATTATTGATTGGGGGTTATCAGGTGTAGTAAAAGACGGTAAAATTCCTATTGAAATTATGAATCGTCCTTTACAATTTAATACACCCTTTTCTTCCATGATGTTATCTGAAGAATTTAAAATGAATTACAACATTTTTTTACAACGTGTAAAGGATGGTCTCATTTTGTTTAATAGAATGAATGTTCGAAATTATGTGATTAACGAATATTTAATTAAATTAGCTAGATATTATGGATATTATGACGATAATGTGATACTATTTAAGATGATTTTCTCTCCAGGTATTAGTGACGATACCTTTTTGTCTGAGGTGAAAAAGGATAATTTAATCGAATATGGTTATTACCTTTATTATTTATCGAATTACATCACCGACATTTTAATGAAATTTACTTCTCCTTCTATGGAGTTTGATATGACCGATTATTTTATGAAAATATACTTGTTTAATAGCGATATATTTGGGTTAATGACAATTTATTACAATTTTTTCGAGGTAAAAATAGAAAATATAGATTTGGATGAAGAAACCAAAAAAATATACTTGAATAGAATACGATCACTTTTAGTAGAACATATATATTCAAATGGTGGAGAGAAAATAGATATTAATAAACTAATAATTGCTATAAAAGAGTTGAACGAAATAATTAATTATGATAATAAAATGTCATTGAATTCTATTAAACGTAATTATTCTATTGCAAAAGATTTGAGAGTTTCACCTATACGTGTTCCTTCTACTAGATCAAAGTCTAGGTCCAAGTCTAGATCAAGGTCTAGGTCCAAGTCTAGATCAAAGTCTAGGTCCAAGTCTAGATCTAGTGAGTAACGAGATAAACAATTTATACAACCGAATACAATCATTTATGACAATCATTTATGACAATCATTTATGACAATCATTTATGACAATCATTTATGACAATCATTTATGACAATCATTTATGACAATAATATTTATAAAAAAAACTTTATAAATATTATATGAAATTAGAATTATTAGTTTTAGCAGTATCTGGATTTTTTATAGCAAATACATATTACGATGGAAATTATATAAAATTATTGCAATCATGGCAAAAGTATTTTAAAATGGCTGGATTCGCATTTGCTGGATTAAGCATATACCTGTTTTTAAAAAAGAATCCAAATCAATCTCATTCTTTAGTACAAGAGTTATCTAACATTGTAAAATTTATGCCGAGTGCCAAATCCACTCTGGATATTTTTACACCTTTTACTGATTTTACGAATCAAACACCTTTTATGGGTGGCGGAGGATTCGGAGGAATAGGCAATACAAATTTTTCAAACCAACCTCAACCGCATCAACAACATCAAATTAACCGCATGATGGAATCAGGAAAAACAGGAACAAAGCGTTGTGTAAGTGAAACAAAAAAGAAATTTGTTGCTTCTCAACAAAGCTGGAACTGTGGTCATTGTCAAAAACAATTACCAGCTTGGTTTGAAGTAGATCATAAAATAAGGTTAGACAATGGTGGTTCGAATCATGTAGATAATTTAGTAGCTTTATGTAGGGATTGTCATGGAAAAAAAACAGCCATGGAAAACCTTTAATATTTATAAGTCATTAATTTATTTCTAACAGTTTATTAATGGGAAAAACAAATGAAACAATGAACAAAAAAAATAATGTAGAGAGACTTACAAAATCAAACTTATTACTAGGCGGAAACAGTACAGCTGAAAAAAAGGAACCGTACCCGATATATGACGATTCTGCTGAGAATTTTGGTGGAAAAGTCGCGAATTCTATTTATTATATAGGTCGTATATTACTTTATTATATGAAAAATTACAAAATGGAAGTCGGATTCATTATTGGTCTTTTGCTGTATATAATTTCCATTATTATTATTTTTACAATGAATCCATATGATATTATTACTGAACAAAATGGTGGTGTAAGCATATTTCTAAGCATGTTCGGTGGATTCTTAATTTTAATGGCATTTATGTTTTACCAGAAGAAAAAACAATCAACCGAAAATGTAGAAACCGCAGGAGCTCTTAGTTATTTTGGAAAAATACTAACTACATTTGTCTTCTTTGGTTTAGTAATAGCAGTATTATACTTCATTTTTTACTTGGCCTCTTATTATACTAATTTTAGTGCTTATTTTTTATTTGGACTGAACGCATTGATCGTAATTGGTATAATAACGCTATTAGTCAAATACTTTGGGATTCATGACGGACCACCAACTGACAGCCCACCATCATGGAGTAAATTATTTATCAAACTGATAACATATATCCCCTGTTTATTATTGGATTTAGTTGATTACGCCAAAAATCAATATCAAATCACTACAAAACCAATCTTAATTGTATTTATTATAGAAATATTACTTATCGGATTGTATCTTATTTATCCATGGATAGTGAAACAATTTTTATCTCATAATTCAAATCAACTCGTAAAAGACCCGATCGTTTTGAATAAAGAGACGAACTTAGGATCATTTAGCGATGTGAATTATGTAGATGACAAATTTCAATATAAATATGCTGTCTCTGGATGGATATATATAGATTCATTTCCACCTGAGACGAATTCTAGTTATGATACATACACATCCTTACTGAATATAGGTGACAAACCCAATTTTTTATTCAATGCTGCTAAAAATAAACTTAAAATTATGCTGAAGACACAAGGAAACGTTGAAAGCATTTTATACGAAACAGACGAGTTCAGAATGCAAAGATGGAATCATGTACTAGTAAATTATGATGGCTCTACAATGGATATTTTTATTAACAATGAGTTGGTATCATCTACTCCTGGGGCTATCCCTTATAATAGCAATACCATGATGGCATGTGGTACAAATAATGGCATATATGGTGGCGTATGTAATGTAAATTATTATAAAGAATCGATTTCTCGCGCAAAAATAAATTGGCTATATAGTTCGGTAAAAAGTTTAAATCCTCCAGTGATTTAGAAAATTTCTAACAGTATATTATATATTATGGCTGTATCTGTTATGAAAGTTGCATTAGGTGTTGTAGTAGTATTGCTATTAATACTTATAGTCAGATGGTTTATGGGAAATAATACGAAATTAGTTGGATTAAATGATGCTAAGAAGGTGACAAAAATTGATGCCGGGGATTTAGCACAGAGTAACGCATCTAACTATGCTTATTCTGTTTGGTTTTACATTGAGGATTGGAGCTATAGATATGGAGAACCCAAGATTATTTTAGGACGTTTGGATAAAGATTTGAATCCTAGCCCATCCATTGTTTTAGGAGCAATTGAAAACAATCTAAAGATTGAAACAACTGTTTATCCTTCTTCTCAATCTACTACTGCTTCCACACATACATGTAATGTCGATAACGTTCCTGTTCAAAAATGGGTGAATGCTATTGTCAGCTTGTATGGTAGAACTATGGATATTTATATTGACGGAAAATTAGTGCGAACTTGTGTTTTGCCAGGTGTAGCTAAAATTGCTAACGACGCTCCGGTTTATATCACTCCTCAAGGTGGATTTTCTGGTTATACTTCTAATATCCATTATTACGCCAACTCGTTGAATCCTCAAGAGGCATACAACATTTACCGCAGTGGTTATGGTGGTAGTGGAATTGACTTTCCTTATCAAGTAAAAATCGAATACTTGAAAGACGGACAAGAACAAGGTAGTGTAACTATTTAAACACGTACAATTACAATTACAATTACAAGTACTCGGGTAGATAGGAATCATAATATTATTATCTAAATAATATCAGTCTTATTTTTATTTTTATTCTTATTTTTAGTCAGAATAAAGATAATATTTTATCATTTATATTATATCATGTCTAATGGACCAGTTTCTGCTATTGCTGTATTTTCAGGAAGCGATGTAAATGGATATGTTAAATTTATTGAAGATATAAATGAAAATGCCATTAAAATTCAACTACATTTATCTGGACTTACCCCTAATAGCCTTCATGGTTTTCACGTTCATGAAGCAGGTGATTTAACTGACAGATGTACAAGTATGTGTTCGCATTTTAATCCTTATGGAAAAACACATGGATGTCCTGGTATGAAGAATCGACACATTGGTGATTTAGGTAATATTGAGGCAAATTCAAAAGGCAAAGCAAGCTATACTTTTTATGATAACATGATAAAGCTTCGAGGCAATAAGTGTAATATTATAGGTAGAGGTTTAATTATTCACGAAGACGAAGATGATTGTGGAAATGGTGGTAATACAGAAAGCTTAAAAACCGGTAATGCTGGTAAAAGGATTGCTTGTGCTGTTATAGGTTATTCAAAAGATAATTTCAAATGTTAAATTAATTGTACTAACCATTGTAGTATTAATTCATATAATA